AAAACCCTTCTGTCCAAGAAAGAGAAGTAGAAGCTCAGAAGGAGCTAGAACAAAATATGGCGCCGGATCCCGCTCCTAATCCGCAGCCAGAGCAAAAACAGATTGAGGAGCATGACGTTCTTTCATTTATCAAGGAAAGGTACAAAAAGCCTATCGAAACTCTCGATGAGCTGTTTGAGGCTAGACAGCAGGAGCAGATGCCAGAGGATGTCGCTGCATTCTTCCGTTACAAGAAGGAGACAGGGCGTGGCATTGAGGACTATGTTAAGCTGAACAGGAACTATGATGAAATTGATGCGGACCAGCTACTTGCTGAGTACACATTAGCTACTGATGAGTTCATCGAGCGTGAAGATGTAGCCGACGTGTTGGCGGAGAAGTTTGGATATGATGAGGATGCGGATGACGCAGACACAATCAAGAAGAGGAAGTCCGCCAAGAAGCGTGAGGTTGCGAAGGCTAAGAAATACTTCAATGGTCTTAAGGAGCAGTATAGAGTTCCTGTTGAGTCAACTGCGAACTCGCCGATTGAGACTGAAGATTATAAACAGTACAAAGAGTACCTAGACAGAGCATCCAGTGAACAGCAGGAGGCTCAGCGTAAGAGTGAGTGGTTCAAGAAAAAGACAGAGGAGCTTTTTTCGCCTGATTTCAAAGGTTTTGATTTCAGTATTGGAGAGAAAAAGCTCACCTTCATTCCGGCTGATGCGTCTGAGGTCAAGACTCAAAACTCTTCTCCAATGAATTTCATATCGAAGTTTTTGGATGAGCAGGGTTTGATAAAAGATCCGGCTGGTTATCACAGGTCTCTATCAATTGCGATGAACCCAGAGAAGTTCGCTAAGTTCTTTTATGAACAAGGCGCTGCTGACGCGACGCAGGATTTGGCTCAAAAGAGTAAGAATATAAATATGGACATTCGGACTTTTGGACAGCCTGTTAGTACTGGTGGATTCAAGGTTGCTGCTGCATCTCCGTCATCGTCTAGAACGGGGGGACTTACCATAAAATCTTTTAAACCTTAAAAAAACTAAACCATGCCAGTTAACGCATCCCCTTCATTTGCTTTACAGCCTGCTGCATATAGGCAGACTATTAATACCAATTACATTGGTAGTTCTTCTTTCAACTTTTTAAACCAATATCTGCCTGACCTCTATGAGAAGGAGTTTGAACGCTACGGCAATCGTAGTATCTCTGGCTTCATGCGTATGGTCGGTGCAGAAATGCCCTGCGCTTCTGACCTTATTAAATGGGCGGAGCAAGGCCGACTTCACACTAAGTATACCTCATGTACCTGTGCTGCTGCTGCCTCTGGAGCCACCACCCTGACCATTCCTGTGAGCAACAATAACGCTGCCTCTGGGTATCCACAAGCCAGTCAGCAGGCGCTTACTACGTCTACTACCCCTGGAACTAACTTCAACATTCGTATTGGTCAGACATTGCTTCTTCAGAGAGAGAATGGAGCGGGTACTTTTCACGCTGTTGTTTCTGCGATTACTTACGCAAACTCTCTTGCCGCACAAACTGCAACTCTTCAGATTTATGAGGATACCAGCACTATTGCTGGAGGCGGCCTTGACACTGGCTCCTGGACGGTGTGGGTATATGGATCTGAGTTTAAGAAGGGCACATCATCTATGGCAGAGTCATTGATGCCATATGATTTCATCTTTGAAAACAATCCAATCATTTTGAAGGATAAGTACTCTGTGACGGGTTCTGATATGACTCAGATTGGATGGGTCGAAGTTACTGGTGAGAACGGTGTTTCGGGATACCTGTGGTATATGAAAGCTGAGCACGACTCTCGCCTTCGTTTCGACGACTACTTGGAGTCTTCTATGCTTGAGGCAATCCCTGTTGGAGCTGCAAATAGTGGTGCGCTTAGTAATGGCTTCAAAGGAACCAGTGGCGTTTTCCATGCCGTTCAAAATCGCGGCAATGTATTCAGTGGCGGATTCCCAACTAGCCTTGTTGATTTCGATGCCATCGTGCAGCGTCTTGACAAGCAGGGTGCTATTGAAGAGAACGCGTTGTTCGTGAACCGCGCTGCCTCATTCGCTATGGATGACTTCTTGGCTGCTCAGAACTCTTACGGTACCGGTGGAACATCTTACGGTCTGTTTGACAATAACGAGCAGATGGCACTGAACCTCGGATTCCGTGGATTCCGCCGTGGTTATGACTTCTACAAGACTGACTGGAAGTACCTGAATGACCCCACTATGCGTGGTCAGGGCACTGCATCAGGAACTGTAGGTGGCGCAATCAATGGTATGCTTGTACCTGCCGGGACAACTAACGTCTATGACGAGGTCATGGGGCAGAATGCTAAGCGTCCATTCTTGCACGTTCGCTATCGTCAGACAGAGTCCGAAGATCGCAAGTTCAAGACTTGGGTTACTGGGTCTGCTGGTGGTGTTGCAACGACTGGTGATGACGTTATGGAAGTGCATTACTTGTCTGAGCGTTGTGTGTGTACCCTTGGCGCAAACAACTTCTTCATCTTTCAATCTTAGTAATTAGTCAGAGAGGGGGTCATTATGACTCCCTCTCATTTTTTTTTCTTAAAACCAATTAAATGAAAACTACAGTATACAAACTCATTGGGGGAGCTGCCCCAGACAGTTTCTACCTCGCAACTAGAAACACGACAGCTAGAAGGCTATATCATTTCGATGGCAAAACAAACAGGGCGCTCCGATATGCGAGGAACCAAAAGAGCCCCTTCGAGGATGAGCAAGACGGAAACTTTATCTTAGAGCCTATTGTCTTTGAGAACGGGTTTTTAACTGTTTATGAGGACAACCCGGTGTTGCAGCACTTCCTCAGTGTACATCCTGACAATGGCAAGTTGTTTGAGGAGGTGAATCATCAGAAAGACGCCCAGGAAGAGATTGACTACTACGAGCTTGAGCATGAGGCTACCGCCCGTGTACGCAGTATGGACATCTCTACATTGGAGAGTATTGCGCGTGTGGCATTGGAGATTGATCCGTCGAAGATGACTACATCAGAACTGAAGCGTGATATGTACCGATTCGCCAGAAACAATCCTCAAGACCTCTTGTCTATGGCTAACGACCCGCAAATTGCTCACGAGGGCTTTGTTGCTAAGTTGTTTGATGAGGGGGTTTTGTCTGCTCGTAAGAATGCTGTGCATTACAACCTCCCAACCAATAAGTCCAAGATGTTGACTGTTCCATTGGACCAGACGCATCATAGTGCTGTCAGTTCGTTCTTTTTGACTGAAGAGGGTGCTGATGCTATGAAGGTGCTGGAAAAATTCGTCTCGGTCTAAATCGTATTATATTTGCCTAAAATTTAGATATGGTTAGATTTTTAAGAATACCCACCTCTGTTTTAAACTCAGGTGCTGCTGCCGCCACTCAAAGCAATTTATGCCCTATTTATATCAACACTTCTAACTTTGACTTGATGTATTCAGCGGATGTTTCTGGGGCGCAAAATTTTACTGATAATCAATTAGTGGTTTCTGCTAGAGGCGGATCTTCGGCATGTGACACTATTGCGTTTGTATTTAATTCGGCGGACGCAACGAGGGCTACTCACGCGGCTATTATAAATGCAATTGTAGCATCAAGAAGCGCATCTTCTTCTGGACCTAATAACTATTATGAGATGCCGGAACTCCCCGGCGGCAGAACGCTTACTATAAACATATCATAAAATGGCAAGATTTTTAAGAATACCTAGCGCAACGGTAACAACCGGAACTGGAGGAGCTGATAATTATATCAACGCCGATTACATTTCAGATATCAGGGCCTTGACTGATGGTGGTCAAATTAAAGTCAGGGTATTTTTTAATGTTTACAACACTGCTGCTATTCCTGGGGATCAGTTACTAATGACGATGAGCTCTGCTGATACCACTGGATTTAGTCAAAATGTTATTATCAACAAGTTTATTGAAACTCAGTCTAATCGACTTGCCCCGACAACAGTAGTAACTTTAGACACTTCTGAAATTGGCAACAGGACAACTACTTTAACTTTTAGCTAATCATGGGAAAATATATATCATTTACACCTCTTGTTAGAGGGCCGATTATCACTCAAGCCGTAGATTATACTGGGGCAGCCCCATCTGCTGGAACAAGTTATAATGGAAGCACTGATGAAATGACGATTACAACAACAAATAGCCATAATCTTGTTGTAGGAAATCCGATTTTAGTTACTTGCGTAGGTGGAGCTGGAGGATGGACTAGTTTAACTGGGGAGTATTTTGTTTATGCGACTCCTACTGCTACTACATTCACCATCGTGCCTAAAGCTGGAACAGGATTAACCGTTGGCACTGTTACTGTCGCATCGGCAAACAGCTCTATTGCATTGCCCACTCTTATAGATGTGGATAATATATTTAGAATGGCTAGAATTAGTGATCTTATATTAGGAATATATCTAGTGGGTATTTATGATAGCAATAAGGTTATTAGGGTCGTATTTAATAGCGCGGATTCAACTGGTGCTACGCATAATTTTATCATGAATGAAATAGCAAAATGTAGCAACAATGCCTATTTAAGCGGGTTGCCTATCTATGAAATTAATTCGTTGCCTGGTGGCAGAACTTGTAATTTTATTTTTACTCTCACTTAATAGTTTTTTTTTTGATAGCGGCCACCCTCTGATTTTTCGGGGGGTGGCTTTTTGTTTTATTTTTGTGTCGTGGCAAACTATATTTTATTCACGAATGTAACCAACAAGAGCGGGACGTCCGTACTATTGAGTATTTCTTCTAGTTTCCAGGGGTATTTTTGGCAAAAGTCAAGTACTACTCAGATGGAGTTGGTGGCAAATGCATTTTCAGTACTTAGTATAGAGTTTTCTGTTGCTGATTCTACGTATTCGTTACATAATTGGCTTATAGGAGAATTTGTAAAGGCTCTTGATTATGTAGACTCTCAAACATATGTGCTGCCTCAATTGCCTGTTGTCAGTGGAGTTCAGGCTTATATAAAAGACATTTTATGATAAATGAAGTACGTGCCGCTGTATTGGCTGTTGTTAACAAGAACAACTACGGGTATATAACTCCCGGGGATTTTAATCTGTACGCTTACCAAGCGCAGATGGATTTATTCACTGAGTATTTCGATAACTACAACACGCTTGTGGCTGCTGAGAATATCCGTAGAGTTGGCACTGAATACGCAGGGCTTAAGCAGATTGCAGAAGAAGTTATTGATAGCTTTAGGGTTGAGTTTACTCCTACGTTGAGTGGTGGGTTCTTCTTGATTCCTGCCAACTGCTACTACCTGACCAATGTGTACTACGGGAGTAGAGATGTAGAGCGTGTATCTCAATCAAAGTTGAATATGCTCAATACGTCTAACATTACTGCGCCATCCGTTACGTTTCCGGCATATACGATGACGGGCAGTCCGAATTTAGTTAGCGACACTCTAGACTCTAAAATCAAGGTCTATCCAGCGACTATAACTACTGGAGTGACTATTAGTTATGTGAGATATCCTAAGACGCCTAATTGGACATACCTA